CTAAATGGTGCGGTCAATGGATACCAATCTTTTGCCAATGGCGTTGGCAACGGGAACACTTGTTACTATACGATTTACGATACAGTTGCGTATACATGGGAAGTTGGGATTGGTACTTATACTACGTCAGGCAGTACGTTAACGCGTACGACTGTTCTTTCTAATTCATCACAGACTACTTCGCTGATTAACTTTGCGGGTAACTTGATGAACGTGTGGGTGGACTATCCCGCAGAAAAAGCCATATACCAAGATGCAAGCGGAAATACCTATGTACCCAGCCTGGGAGGAACTACACCATCTACAGGTACGTTTACTACTATTACAGGACAGACTGAAACTTTAAAGGGTACTGGTGAGAATTTATTTACTTATTCAACATCATTAACAAATGGTGCATGGCCTCCATCTAATATAACTTTTACAACTGGTCAAACAGACCCTTTTGGTGGAACTAATGCTGTTTTGGCTAATGATGGTACGGCAACTGGTACGCACCAAATATTCCAAGGTGTTGTAACAACTACGCAAGCCTATACTTTTAGTATTTATGCAAAAGTAGGCACATCAAATTATATTGGTATATATTCAAATTCAGCATCTAGAGGTGCTATTTTTAATGTTTCAACAGGCGCATTTTCAGCAAATATTGGAGGCGCACCAACATCATATTCAATTACTAATGCTGGAAATAGTTGGTATAGAGTTTCAATAACATTTACGGGAGTTTCTGGAACTGATTACCCAATCGTGTATATGTCCGAAAATGGGACAACTACAAGTTTTACTGGAACTAGCCAAACTGTTTATATTTCATCTCCTCAATTTGAAATTGGCAATACTTTAAATACTTATGTACCGACAACTTCTGCCGCAGTATACGGAACACCTACACTTTCATTTAGCGGTGTATCAACAATAGGTTTACAGAACGATGGTTCTCTATTTGTACAACCCGCAGGAACAGGAGCATTACAAGCACAACAGACTACATCTAGTGCTACAGGTGGTAATGCTAGGGGTGCTAATGCAGTTGATTGGCAGACTAGTAGAGGTAGTGCAACACAAGTATCAAGTGGTCAACAATCAATAGTTGTTGGTGGATACGGAAATACAACTTCTCAACCTTATGGAGTTACTGTTGGAGGTTATACAAACAACAATGTAGGATATGCTGGATCTATATTAGGTGGTGTTAATAATCAAAATCAAGCATACTATAATACTGTAGTTGGTGGGCAACTTAATTATGTAAATGGTTTATATTCATTTATTGGTGGTGGTTACTCAAATGGTTCTGCAACTCAAGTTGGTTACTACAACTTTATAGGTGGTGGTCAATCCAATACGGGAACTTTAACGGCAGCAGTTACCACTCAAGCCACATCCACAATTACATCTGGTTCAACGGCAGTAACATTAAGTGGTTCAAACGCATCTATCAAAGTTGGTCAGTTTATATCAGGAACACCAATAGCAAATAACACTTATGTAGCCGCAATATCAGGTACTTCTTTAACCCTATCTCAAAACGCTACATCTTCAACAAACGCTACTCTCTCCTTTTACACACCTCATGGAGTAGTAGTAGGAGGAGGAAATAACCAAGCAACAGGAGCGTATAGCTTTATTGGTGGTGGTGGTGATGCAGGAACTAGCGCAAACAGAAACGTAGCATCTGGGGATTGGGGTGTAGTTGTAGGGGGAAATAAAAATTCTACAGGAAGTGGTTTATATAACTTTATTGGTGGAGGTCAAACTAATACAATCACAGCATCAACAACAGCAACTATTGTTGGTGGAGGTACTAATTCTGTTGCTGGATATGGTGGCTTTGTTGGTGGTGGTTATAGTAATTCTGCAAGTGGTCCTTATTCAGTAGTGGTTGGCGGTCAAGGTGGTACAACTAGAAGTATTGCTGGAGCTTTCAATTTTGCATCTAATTTCCTTACTAGATTTGGTGATGCACAAATGGGTTTTTATGTGTTGGGAGTGCAAACAACTGATGCAACTTCAGTTGTATTAACAACAACTTATAGCGCTGCTTCATCAACAAACCAAGTAATACTACCTAACAACTCAGCATATTCATTTAGAGCAACCATAATTGCGGGAGTTACTGGGGCAGGAAATACGGCATCTTGGATTCTTCAAGGTGCAATCAAACGTGGTTCTGGAGTTGGAACAACCGCAATAGTTGGAACAGTAAACTCAATACTATTAGCTCAAGACTCAGGCGCATCTACTTGGGCAGTTTCAGCAACGGCAGATACAACCAATGGTGGTTTAGCAATTACAGTTACTGGACAAGCCGCAACTACAATTAGATGGGTTTGCAAGGTAGAGACAACAGAAATGACTTTTTAACGGAGAAAATCATGGCATTAAAACTTAACCTTTCATCAACTCAATTTGGCGCAGCAGCACCAGAGGCTTACGCTAGAGTAACAAACTTTTTTGGTAACAAAGACAACATTCAGGTACAGGTATCTGTGCATTTCTCAAAGGATGCTAGAGATTCAAATCTAAGCCCTGTAAGAGAAGATGCGCACTACATTGGTCTTGCAGACTTAGCAGGTAAAGGCGAACTCATGCCTGCAATATATGAAGTCTTAAAGACAATGGCTCCATACCAAGGCGCAACAGACGTTTAAGTGTGTTTGGGCTAAATGCATTTGCCCAGTCCCCATTTAATGATCTGGGTGTACTTACTCAAATACTGAGTTTATCGGTAAGTGAATCCACGACCCTGTCGGACGCGGAAGCAGCAAATGCAGCATTTTATAACCCGCTATCCGAGACCTTTGCGTTGTCTGAGGCGGAGAACTCACAATTTAATTTCTATGAGAACGTAACTGAAACCCAGTCTTTTAGTGATGCAGAATCTGCAACTTGGTATGCCCTAGCACAAACAGATGAGGCGTTTACGCTTACAGACGCGGAGTCTGCAACACAAGGATTTCCAACATCTACATCGGAGGCTTTTACTCTAGCGGATACGGAGTCCACAAACGCCAACTTTGCCTCAAGCACAACCGAAGCCTTTACACTAACCGACGCAGAATCAGCCACACAAAACTTCCCAACCACCACGGCAGAAACGTTCAGTCTTAGCGATACAGAGACAAATACCCAAGGATATGCGGTAAATACCAGCGAGAGCATTACTTTAACGGACGCAGAAACAGTAGTTGTTTATTTCCTTGGATCTACCAGCGAAACTTTTACCGTTAGAGATGTTGTATCCGCCATAGGTAACTATGTGCCGACTGTTGCAGAATCCACAACATTTACAGATACTGAGTCTGGAATCAGAGGGCAGTTTGCCACTACGGCAGAGGCATTTAGCCTAGCCGAGACCGAAGCGTCCAACGCTAATTTTGTTGGCGCTACTGCGGAGACCATGACCTTGACGGATACTGTGACGGCAATAGGTATTTATGTGCCTGTGGTCAGTGAGTTGATAGTGTTTGTAGACTCGACAATAGCTCGTGGATGGTTTAAAATAAACGACAGTCAAACCCCATCATGGGGTAATATTAACGATTCACAAAGCGTAACGTGGGCAGCGGTTAACAATGCGCAGACTTCAACTTGGACGGCTATTAACGACACAAACTCACCAAATTGGACAGGTATTGCAGATACAAATACACCAAATTGGACACAAGTAAATAACTCGCAATAAGGACAAGAAATGGCAGCAGATTCACCCTCCCCGTTACTACGCTTAAACCTTATGGGCACTGGCAATGATGCCGGTAGCTGGGGTATAAACACAAATAACAATCTTCAAATTGTTTTAGAAAACGCAATTGCCGGATACCAAGCCGTGTCAATTACAAGTGCATCTCAAGCACTTACTGCAAGTAATAGTTCTTCTATAGATCAGGCACGTGCAGCGCTTTTAAAAATCACAGGATCAACGGGAACAGCAACGCTGTATGCACCGCCAGTATCTAAACAGTATGTTATTTACAACACTCTTTCTGGTAACTTAACGCTCAGCAATGCCACAGCAAATAACGGTACAACGGCAACAGGCGGATCAACAGTTGTAATACCCACAGGAACTATCGTTACTGTTTGGTCAGACGGTACAAACTTCTTTTCACAAAATACATTCTTGCCTGGTACAGTGGCGCTTGGTAACCCCTTAGCCGCGTCTAGCGGAGGTACTGGAGTAAACAACGGTTCAAGCACAATTACCACTGCAGGTAATGTAACTTTTGCGGGTGCTTTTGCAAGAACAGAAACCATAACAGGCGCAACAAACGTTACATTACCAACATCGGGAACGCTAGTAAGTAGCGTAACACCTTTGTCAGGCGCGGTAACAGGAACACCCTCAAGTTCTACATTTATACGTGGAGACGGCGTTTGGGCTTCTGGAATTTCTGGACCTACCGGACCTACAGGTCCTACCGGACCTACAGGTCCTACCGGACCTACCGGACCTACCGGTGCTCCTGGACCAACCGGATCAACAGGATCTCCAGGACCTACTGGACCTACGGGTTCTCCTGGTGGAACAGGACCAACGGGACCAACGGGACCAACAGGCGCACCAGGGACGGGTGTAGGTGTATCATTTAATTCTGTTTACAGCTATGTTGTAGGACAAACTATTACTACTTTTGGTTCTACTACTACAATTTCTGGCGGGGCAATAGCAGCATATTCTTCTTTTAGTTCCATTTACAATTGTTGCGTCTATCAAATAAGTCCTGGGGGATTCACTAGTTTAAGTGGGTCTTGGTTGTTTATGGGGGACGCCGGGAACAGAGCGTTGTTTATTAGATATGCATAAAAAGGAAAATCATGTTAACAGTTTTATCAATAAAAAATCCAGTTTATACTAACGCAGAAGGAACAAACATTGACTGTGTAATTCAATTTGCGGAGTTTGCGAACAATCCACTTTTTGCTAATTCGCCTTTTCACGCAACAGCCGATGATCCAGAAACTCATGGGCAAGAAATTTATGCGGATTTGAAAGCGGGTAAATACGGACCGATTGCTGAATATGTTCCTCCTGTTGTAGTCCCTAAAGATAATCAACCAAGAACAACTGGAACAACACCTGCATAATGGTTGAATATAAACCTTACCCAAACTCAACGCCAGAATTTAAAATGGTGGAAAAAGAAGATGGGACTACGCAAATGATGGTTAGGTATATAAACTCGACTATGGGTTATGTAGGTATGTGGATGCCTGTAAAAACGGAAAAAGAAAATGGTTAAGATTGTTAGCCCACAACACCAATTTACTTACGAATCGGCGCAGATAAATGTGTATCATGCAAATAAAGGCGAAGGATTACCTAAACACGCACATGAGTATGCCCATGCTACTGTTTGCCACAATGGTTCATGTTTAGTAAGTTTAGAAGGTAGAAGTCATACAATAAATAAAAATTCTCAGCCGCTTAATTTACCTGCTGGTGATTGGCATGAGATTGAAGCTTTAGAAGATGATACAGTTTTTGTTAATATATTTGCTGAAGGAAAGCATTAATGTCACATCTGCCCATTTGGTATTTAGGTCAAGCGCCTATAGAAGATTGCGATAGGGCGTTTAGTGAGTATATGGAACTTCCCACTAGAGATGCATCAATGGGTAAGAATTCAGAAAACACTGATCACACACAAAGAAATACAACAGTCAGATTTTCAGATAAGCTTAATTGGTTTGGGCATATGATGTATAAATATGCGCTTTTGGCAAACGTGGATTGTAACTGGGGCTGGGAAGTTGATAACCATGAAGCTGTGCAATTTGCAGAGTACGGTATCAATCAAAAATATAATTGGCATGTTGATAATTTCCCTTTATCAGGTGCGCCTACAGATCGAAAAATTACGGTTATTTGTTTAATGAATGATCCTAGCGAGTTTGAAGGAGGCGAATTACAAATACGTCTTTACGGTGAATTCACGCCAGAACTTAAAAAAGGTTCGCTTATCGCTTTTTCTTCTGTGCTAGAACACAGAGTTACACCAGTCACAAAAGGTGTAAGGTATTCTGCAACAATGTGGTTATCAGGACCAAGGTTTAGGTAATGGAACCCATAAGCATTTGTCTAGGCGTGCTCTCTGCTGTAAAGCAGGGCGTGGCTCTGTATAAAGAATACAAGTCTGTCGGCAAAGAAGCTTATGGAGTAATGCAGGAAATTTCTACAGGGCTTGGCACGTTCTTTGAACACCAAGAAAAAGCGCAACAAGAAATAAAAGAAAAAGAAAAGAACCCGCCAAAAGGTAAATCTATTCAGGCGCAAGCTTTAGAAAATGTGCTTGCCAGAAAACGACTGCAACAAGCTGAGTACGATCTGCGCCAAACATTGATTTACGATACGCCCCCAGAACTGGGCGCTATTTGGGAAGAGTTTCAAACGGAACGGGCTAGGCTTGTAAAAGACAAAGCCAATTTTGACAAAGCTCAAAAAAAAAGGATGCGCAAGAAGCCTTGGAAAGGCGTGTTTCACGCGATAAACGAAACTTTCAAATCGCCGTTATCGCCAGTATTTTTGCAGTCTGCTTGACAATTTTTGGTTTGATGTTCTATATTAGACAAGATTATTTAGCACGGCGAGAAGATGAAAGTTGGTATATAGAGTTTAAAAAGAACTTTATGAATGATGGCAAAGAGGTTGAGTGTTACAAAATGTTTAGGCAAACTGGGTATCTACCAAGATACTGTAATTAGGAGAATGATATGTTTGGTTTAGATGCATTACTGGGAATCGGCAATAAGTTAATTGACAAGTTAATTCCTGACCCACAAGCAAAAGCGGCTGCTCAATTAGAACTTGCCAAAATGCAACAAACAGGAGAGTTGGCACAACTTCAAGCTGACGTATCCGAACAACAAGAACTGACTAAGCGCTTACAGGCGGACATGTCTAGCGACTCTTGGTTATCTAAGAATATTCGACCTATGGTACTTATATTTCTTTTGGCGGCTTATACAGGGTTTGCAGTAGCGTCTATGTTTAATTATGAAACTCGTGGCTCCTATGTTGAGCTGCTTGGTAATTGGGGCATGGTCGTGATGAGTTTTTACTTTGGTGGACGTACATTTGAGAAGATTGCTGATAAGGTGAAAAAATGAGAGAGTGGACTTTAAAAGGATGTGTAACTTTAATTGCAACTGTGTCCTTAATGGGCGTTATTGCTTCCATGATATGGATGTTTGTACAGGCAGTGCTTGATCCAACAGTTGATGATAAAGTTGTGTTTGATATTGTGGGTCCCGCATTTCAAAGTATTTGCGGTGGCTTTTTAGGTTTGATTACTGGTATTCATATTGGAGAAAAGAAAAATGATTAACTCAAGGGATTTAAATGAACTACTACCACAAGTTAAAGCAAAGGTTGACGCTTTTATTGAAGCCTGTAAAAAGGCAGGAATTGACATTCTTGTTACGTCTACTTACCGCGACAATGAAAGCCAAGCGGCGCTATATGCGCAGGGTAGGACGGCACCTGGCAAAATCGTTACCAACGCCGGACCTGGC